AACAATGTCTACGACTATTCCTTCAAAGAAGAAGTACTTGTACTTTCTTCCTAGAAGGATAGCTGAGGACATCAGTTATCCCGCATGTTTGCGCCGTGGCGACAAAGACACGCTTGGTTTTAACCGATGCCTGTCCGCGATTGTGCAGACAGCTTGGCGGCGACATAGAAGAGAGGCTTATAAAGCTTTTTCCATATCTCCCGTCAAGTCCTCCATTTCTTTCCAAATCCATACCCATCATTCTCACAACACACCTCAACCCAAACCCCCCACTAGACACAGCAGAGCAGTGCTCAAATCCGACAATAACGCAGAGGAGAAGAGGAAGACCCGGAGCGATAAACAGGTAGGTAAGACCGGCCATGTAGGGCGGCCGCCTGTCGCTAGGCGAGGTAATCTCTTCGATGACATCGTTATTGGTTCGGAGACTGTCTTGTTTACCTTCGGGCACTCGAGTAGCAGTTTCGTCGATACGTCCTTTATTGGACGAGACTCGACCGCTCGTTTTGCCAATCAAAATATAACAGAAGGAAACACAGAATCGTCTGTTGCTGGTGTCCCGACTCCTACTCCTCAAACCCTCGATTCCCCGTTTGCTGATTCGGTGGATGACCATCCAGGTCGTTTGATTGATCAGCAACGGGAGGACCTCGAAAAGCTGTGCGAGAAAGAGTTTGCATCTCGGCTCGATTCCGCCCAAACATTCTGGGATTACTACGTTCTCCTGCTCCATAGTCTGTCTGGCCAATTCCTTAAAGGCCTGCAGATTGAGAGACGTAGCTCCTCCAACAGATCCACCGTCGTGTCCATTGAGAAGTACCGTCGATGGCTTTTGGCGTGCACTCTTGAAAGTGGGGTTGAATTTATTCAGCAACACTTTAAAGAGGTCGCGCTTCATGCCCGGTACAGGGCTGTGGGTGATACAAGACCACCCCCCTCGATTGGTAACGACGTTACTGAGTGGATGTTTGGAGGAAACCTCAAGGGTTATTGGAGCGGTGCCAATGGACGCGACGCACTGGGCAGGATCGCCCGACTGGGAAAATGTGGGCCTCACCCGACTAAACGTCAGGTGTACCAGGCGCTGGTGGAGCACAGAAATGTGCTCTCCAAACCAGCTCCGAGCTTGCCCCGCAGGTTCGTGAACATTTTCCGTCATAGTGCGAAATCCCTGGGAGTCAAAAGACAACTCGGGATTCCTACTGCGTCGTTTTCGGCATCCGCTTCCCTTGAGTATTCCCGTTTGGAAGGCGGGCAGATAGCTGAGCTCTACTCTTCTGCACAGCCGTCCATTGAAATGACCTACCGTATGATCTACGGATTCGAAGATGGCGAACCTATTCCCGGATGGATGAGTGCCACTGGAGAACCCTTGCCTATCACTACTACTGGACTCAGAGATGAAGATCTCCGGATCGTCGTCGATGTGGCCCTCGAAAAGGCTATAGCTGAAGCGAGAGGTGGTGTTGTTCCAGAGGTAAGGGCAACTTGTGTGTCCGAGATAGGGGGCAAGGCACGTATTGTTACGGCTGCTCCCGCGCATCTTGTATTGGCCGGCAACGCTCTGCGTCGCGCTCTGTGGCCAATGCTCGTAGAGGCTGGTTGGGTCGATTTGGACGATAGCGGTCCCGTATTCGAGGCGGGAGAGAAGAGTCACCCCCTGAGTGCCCTCTTGGAGGGTCCTCCTAACTTCTATTCCGGCGATCTGACTGCTGCAACAGATTACATTACCCATGAGACAGCTCTGCTCCTTTGGGAGGGTCTCTGTAATCTGGTTGGTTGGACGAGAGATTCTAACGAATTCCTGGTCGGAAAGATGCTGATTGGGCCGATGAAGGTTTATTACCCCGAGGTAGAAGGAGGAGATAAGTTGATTCGCCGTCAGGGCTTTGAGCCTATCCCGGATCTCGAAAAGAGCGTCCGGGGTATTCTCAT